GGGACTTATGTCGTGGGCTTGTTAAGCAGAGTGTGACACTTCTGCAGGAGCCATTATTATTACCCATGGTACTCCTCATCGTTGCCTGTGTGGTGCTGTGCATCACCTGGTAGCCAAACTGGTGTGGAAAAACCACAATCACACAATCTATCAAATAGGAGCTATGACTGGCGAATACAATTAGCCTGTAACAACCCGAACTTGATAGATCATGTGATCAAGGTTGTTACAAAGCCAACTTGGCGAAAGAAGCTCCAACAGACAGCGCAGAGGCAGCCTGTTTAGCAACATTCACCAAATTATCAAATGTTGATGGTTCTGTTGTCGCGACAGTCGTATGTGATTTTGCAGCTTGAGCAGCAGCTTCAACAGCTCGCATGTCAGTTTTTGGCTGACCTGCAAGTTGTGATACTGGTGATTGAGTATCAAGCTCATATTCTATACAAGCAATGACCTCAACTACGAAAGTTTGTCCTGTGGATCCGCCAGAAATAAACACTGATGTTGCGCTCCAATCCTGATCCACAAATGCCATGTGTCCAGTGCCACTAACGGTAGAGGGACTAGCTGAACCTAATGGCATATTGTAGCCAGCTACGGTATCAAGTGTATCAGTGAGTAGGGTCACATTCCTGTTAACATCAACCCACCGATATTTGGGTGAGTTGTGTTTAACAAGAACATAAGCCCCATGCTCCAATCGTCCTTGATAGCCATCTGGTTGGATGGTTTGGAAGTTAGGTGTGTAATTCATAGTGCAGAACATAATTTGGTCGACATTATATCCAACATTGGTGCCACTCCCACCATAAACGGTGAATGTAGCACGATTAGACGCTTGGGGTGACACAGAAAACTGGTCACGGTTAACCTTGATGTACCCTTGATTTTGGACAGCCGAGCCCGTGTAGAACACACGCATAGCCATAGTGACAATGCGTGCACGTACAGCAAACAAATAAGTGCCTGCTTGGTCGTAGTTGCCGCCAGAATTAAGGTTCGACACACTGAGTGCAGACCACTCAGGCAGGATACCTGCTGCGAAGAACCTTGATGCTTGACCTACATTGGAGGAGGGTGTAACTCCTCCAATGATGAATGAGGTATCACCAGAAGCCGCTTGAGCATAAAGACATGTAGGGAATGTAGGCAACATGACAATGTTAAATATACCAGTACTCCCGAAAGTGAAGTTCTGGATAAATCGATGGTCCACGACAATGCGAGGAACATCAGTATCGTCAGGAATACCTGTACTTTTCATGCCCATCCATGGGTTCACGCGGCAAGTGATGTATGGCAAATCAAGAGCACGTCCGGCTAACGGACGGCGACGTGTTGATGCTGGTACCAATTGTCGTTCCATTGCAGGACGCATTGATCGTCGTTGACGTGATTGTTGTTGTTGTTGCACCTGTTGACGTCGTTGTGGTCGTGGTTGTTGTTGACCTTGTTGTTGATTGGCTGGTGGTAGTATACCACGTCGTCGAAGTCTACGTCGTTTAGACCTCGGAATAAGCAACGGATTTGCGAGTTGTGCTGGTGTGAGTGCTATAGGAGCACTACGTTGAGCAGTATTAGACATCGTAATCGTATGGTATGACCATAGTTGGGTAAGTTGGTAACAATTGCTCACTGGTGTTTGACCATGATATACGTGCACGGTCAAAATATCGTTCTAGTTCAAGTTGAGTGGATACATCCATTTTAAAAGCCTGGTAGAAGGTAACACGGGCTTCATCTGTTATGACATCACTGAAATTTCCTTTGATGCGATGATATTCAAAGTCACGGCCAATGTTATACATCGGTTTGCTGCTGCATCTCATAAGAAATCTAGCAAATGACTGGAGTACAGGTACTCCAGCATTGCATGATAGCTCACATAATCCTACACCGGCATACCAGTCTCTCAACTGGTCACCAGTGTAATTCTCAATACATACAGTAGCTCTAGATATAAGACGCATTGGTTCACGCACCATTAACCATCCATTTATGGTATTAATAGGATGGCACTGGCAATACTCTACTTCAGGAAAGGAGTAGACCCGGCTATGTTTAGTGCTATAACCGTAAATGCTCAGGTTTTCTAAATCCATATCATCATCATCAGCATCATGGAAAACACAGGAATCGTCACCACAATCTGGTGTGTAGCATAGTTGTAAATTACGTGTTACATCACAGAGGAAAGCTTGATTAGCGGTGGAATTACCATCACCGGTAGTGACATCTCCTGAGAACACGCAACCATCTACATTATATTTTAATCCATTTGCAGATTGACATTTACCACTCTTTAACTTTTCTAACAACCGCATCAGCTCAGGATCAAATGCAAAATGTGCACCTATGTATTCATGCATACCGTTTAGCCAGAGATCATCCGTTGAGGAATCATAATACCGGTGGTCGAAAAGATCAACCACGGTATTTCTGAAACTAGTATACATGTCAAACAATAATGCAGCAAGTTGGTACTGGTCCAAGCCTTTTGTTGAGAATCGTCGATCAATGTCAATAGTTCGTGTAAGATATTTGGCATAAGGTATAATCCATTGTTGTAATACAAGATTAAATCTCACACCCCGACTCTGTATAGCACGTGGAGCTTTCAGTTGCTCTTTGTAATTCATGCGCTCATATTTAATAAACATCTTAATGGTTGAATCACGTTCAGTCAATGGTGTTGTTTGCAATGACTCGTATGCTTGTATGTATTGCTTGCGCTTATCAGGTTTCTTTGCTCTGATCACCTCCAGCTGAGTTATTGGTTGTAACAATCGTGGGGGATACTTACGTGCAAGCAATTCAAAAGCACGCCGAATAGTCAAGATGCGTTCAACAGACCTATTTGCTTGTTGTGATATAAGGTGTCTATTCATGAGTGCAATCATCTCATTAGCAACGCAGCTATGATTAGTATGAATCGGTATTGTAAATGGTATTAAAATCCTGGTATTGAACTTGATTTTATTATTATTACATCCAGTAAGGATGTCACCAAACGTTGACGGGTTCTTGATGTGCTTAAGTACTTCGCCAAACGGACGTGTATTTACGCTATGGTCATACTTGGCGCCATCCTGACACGTCACAGGATAGCGCTCTAGTTTAAACAGCTGATGTTAGCTGGTATCGTCAGGCTGGAATTACGTAGATAATATTTATTCATCAGCCTGGTAAAGAACTCGCATATAATACTTCGGAAAGTGTGGACAAATCGCGATAGCCGACCTGTAGATATTCTGGTGAGTTGTTGCATAATCTTGTGATATTGCGCATCAAGTGTCCATCGATTACCAAGTGAAATTTCAGCTTGTGCTCTCTTCCTCAACACCATATCGACACATTTCATTAAATCTAGTGATGACATAGTATCAGATACACGTTGTTTATTAGGCATTGCGCGTAGTTTAGCAACACGTATAATTTCACTCTTAATCAACTTCATATTCGTCATTGTCATTGGTTCAAATGCATTCAACACAGACACTGTGTCAGCAATATCACTAAGCATTTGATCAGGCACCCGAGCACTGACCACTGGTGTATCAGCATATGTAGCTGAATCTATATCTATTTGATTAGCGCGAATAGTTCGGTCATCGTCAAGTTGACTATGACCGCTAGTGATGCGCGCATCAAAACGAACACCCAACCGAGACTGGTAAACAGCATTTGCGCTAGAGCTGGTGAGAATTTCATCCACCGTTGTAGGAAATTCCGGACGTCCGTCATTGCCTGTATTTGTTGATTCATCATTGCTGTTAATATTAGGTATGATGACGCGCCGTGTAGGAATAACTTGATTATTGTAGCCCATACCTTCCTGGTGAACAACGACTTCAACGTAGTTTTGATCCACTTGTACATTGTTGGTAATATTCGTGGAAACTGACGTCGTTTGACTACCATTTTGGCTTGTATCAATCCGATTTCGACAGGACCTACCTCTGGTGGAGGTAGATTGTCTATTCTCGTCACATTTGGCATTGTCGTTAAGTCGATGTTGGTGAACGTTGAGCTGGTTGTTGTTACTTGTGTTGTTGTTGCTGGTTGCGTTGGTGCTGTTACTGATAGAGGTGGTACTGGTTGTTGGTTGAGCATCACGTCGTATAGACCTGGTTCTGGTACTTTCTTGTGCTTGGCGAAGCGTGTTGGTGTTGGTGTTCTCTTCAACCCTTGGTCGTCGGATCGAGCTTTGACCTGTAGCTCTAAAGTTAGCAAATTTCCGAGAGCGCTCCGTTGGATTTTTATGTCGGCGGTTGGGTATATTTTGTTCACGTAACTGCGCATAATTGCTCTCACTCGGTTGTATGGCTCTGGATTGCTGCCGTCTGGTCGATCTGTACAACTCATACTCCCTCCTTGCACTTTCAGAAAGGGAATTAATAACGCCGGTCGTTGATGGATCCAATGTTCTTGTTGTTCGTGTGCCAGTTCGTTCCATCCCAACATGATCTGAAGTTGGGCAATTTCGTTGACACGATCCATATATGTTGTGCAACCGTTGACAAAATCCTCCAGAACATTTTCGCGGTCTGCTTCTACCAGGAATTCGAGTGTTGTCATTGCTGAAAACGCTGTACAATTCGTTAAGATCGCAGCTGGTATCTCGTACATGGCTTTTGGGCGCATGACACGTTGATATTCTGGATCTTTTAATGTATAACGATCAGCAAATTGCTTTTCAAAGTCATCCTTATTGGGATGTGTCTGGTATGGCATGACCGAGTATTCTGGTGATAAAGGTCGACAATGTGGTGGTGGTGAATAACCAGCAGCTGTGTTGAAATATGGAACTGGTGATATTGGTCGTATTGGTACAAATCCAACCAAGTCAGGTTTTGGTACTTGTTTTGGAATTGCATCAGGTGATTTACGGCCACAAGGTGATTTATTAGACCTATCACGTTCTGTAACAACAGTGGCTTTTGGATGAACAGTTATTATACCTGGTTGATGATGGTCGACACTTGGTATCATGATTACATCTTTTGCAGCAACCTTGGTGTTATTAACAATTTCTTCAGGTGGTGGTGTTTGTGTTGAGCGTGATACAGCATTCGTTTTAGGTGTTGACTGTGTTGGTGATCCTGTACGTGACCTTGGTGGATGTTGTGAGTATTCAGTGAGTGTTGAGCTGGAGCTTGATGAGGCCGATGATTCTAATGCTTTTACACGAGCAGCATGTGATGCACTAGCAAGGTGTTGTGCACGTGGTTGTGGTCCACTCATTTGTTTCTTACACACGGTGCAATCATACGGGCCATTGTATGTTTGCCCTAGCATATTTTTAATGTGTGTTTTACCAATTAAATGAGCATTCCAATCACGTAATGGCACGTCACTAACGCATGCTTCACAATGTTTAACGCCCTCAGCTTTGCGTTCTTCACGTTTTATGCGATCAGATGTTGGTGGCATAAAATCACCCATTTCCAGTTCATCTGGTAGACCTGGTGGTCGCATACGTAATCGTTGGAATTTACCACGATAGGCATCGTAGGCAGCATATGCAATCACTAAAGGATCTTTAATTGGTTTGAACCGGAAACTGGTCCATGTGAAATAGCAATAACCCATTTCATTAGCCCACTGTTTTGGCATATGAAAAACACAACGATCCAAGTCAGGACATGTTGGATAACCATTCTCGTCTGACCTAATAATGTGTACTGGTACACGAGTACCAGACTTGCTTTTCCGACTATGATGGTGACAGAAACTCACCCACTGTGAGAACTTCGCCCTATGTTTAAACAATCTACATTGGCAAGGTATGTCCACAATCTTGCCGGCACTGTATTTCTCAGTGCGTGTCTTGTCAGTCGAACATTCCGATATGTCCGAGACAGTTCGTTCATCAATGTTTTCGTCCATTGGAATCAAATTG